TGATCCATGAACCGTGGGTCGTACTCGACCGGAGCAGCAGGCAGGCGCGGTGCGACAGAGTTTTTGTTTGCCATGTTTACGCAACCCCCCAATGGATTCGTTCTAACTCTTTACGCGCAGCAACCGCTTCTTCCACAGTGTTGCAGGCCGAGGAGTAAAACTTTTTCTTTTTCGCTGTAATTTCAGCGTACCACTTTTTATAGCGCATGTGTACCCCCGTATGCCCAGACGCGCTACTTTCGCGGACTCGAACATTCCTTGCTTGTGTTGGCAATGACGCCCATCGGCAGTTTTCTGGTGTGTAGTCTCCGTAAGGATTGATCCTGTCTAAAGTCTCTGACCCAATTGGCTCGCCCATGTCTTGCTCAAACTGCAAATAGTCATGCCATTGCCCGCAGACTTTTATACCGACAGCGCCATACCTTTTGTAATCTTTGTCATTGGGGTTGTTACAACGACGCAACATTGCACGCCAAGTGTTGTACGAAGCTTTTTTCCACCCACCGTGTTTTGTGATTTTTTCTTTCAAATAACAGCCGCATGAAACAGAGTTACCTGTTACCAAATCACCAGAAGTACGCACGGCCACATTACCGCAATCACAAATACACTTCCACAAAACTTTTTTCAACGCATTGCGCCCTGCCTCTTCTGCCACTAAAAGACGCCCAAAACGCTGCCCAGTCCGGTCAATAAATTTTGGCATAAGCCCTCCCAAAAGAGCTTTCATTGTACGCTGTAATCTGTTCATAAGTCAACGTCTGCCGTCAGGACGTACATCAAGTCTAGGTGCACCGAGTTGCCATGCAACACCTAAGTCGCTAGAGCCGACACGGAACGCCATTTGCCGACCACGAATCCGAACGTACACATACTGAGTGAATTGCTGCACGTTGTATGTACGCACGTTTGAGTAGTTGTTTACGCTGGCCACTGTCGGGTAGTCAGAACTGCCGTAATTTGCACCGGGGTTTTGCCGAGGGCGCACGCCAAATGTAACCGCCGGGGTAGCTACAGTTGAACCGTCAAAAGTCACATCGGGAATGATGCGAGTAACAAAGCCGAAATTATGACCATCACCAATATCGAAATCGGATGATTGACAATACGACACAATCGGACTAGCAGGGGAAGTGGTTCCATCGTCGTTACCTGTTTCTTGGTAGATCAAATTACCCGCCCTTGGCGAAGACGTATACCCAGCAGCCATTGGCTCAGCACGAAGCGGGCTATCCAACCAAGCAGTACGAGCCAAAGTCCCGTAATACCAAGTGCGCTCCAAGTGGTTGAAGATCACGTACTTGTCAATCTTGGTCGAGTTAGCCGAGCAGTAAAACCACCAAACTTCGTTGTAGCCTTCGTTGGTGCCAGCAAAGAACTGGTATGACTGCGCTATGTTTATATCGTCGTATATGTACTGACGTAGGGTACAAGGTAGCGTTTCCACACGACCAGAATACATGTAGAACTTGTCCACACCCATCCAATAGGTGATGTTGTTGACCGTGGCCGTTGCATTTGGCCCCATGATAGAAATGTTTGAGCCAAGAATTTGGAAGCCCCACACGTAGGGCGGGCCAAGATACTGCATGGAGTACAGCGCGGTGTCTGTCCAAACCAAAACTTCTTGCCGAGTCTGCGTCGCAGTGATGATCTGTGAGCCTTGACTTAAACGGTAACTACCCGCTTGGTTCGTGATTGATGGTGTCCACACCGTGTAGCTTTCTTGGTCAGACCAACGCACCAGCATTGGTTCTTGCCCCCCGTAATCGTAGTCGTTAACACCGAACGTAAGTACAAAACGCGAAGCGTCTGATACCAATACATAGTTACCCACAGTCGGACAGTTAACCGAGACAACAGTTTGCACCCCTGATTGTGTTCCGCTTGTGTTTACAGGGGTTGCTAAGTTTTTGGTTGACGATAGAGTGTAAATACCCGTAACAGAGTCGTACACCGTCCAATACGTAACCCCAGCGGTGATGCCCGTCGGCAAAGTTCCAGTAGTGGAAAATACAATCGGCTCGCCGTTGCCGAGGTAGTTAGTCGGCACAAGCACAGCAGGAGACGCAATAGATACAGTCACCACTTGAGTGCTCAAAGGGATCATGCGTGCGTACGCACCTGAATACTGCCAGTAGTAAAAGCTACCCCCACGAACGTTAGCAACAAGGTCTTGGCCAAAGTTTGACTCACTCCACAATCGGAGTTGATACGTAAGGCCCGTAGATGCAGCGGAACCCCAGCCGGAGAACAAAGATGTCGCTTGAATAACTTGAGCTGTAGCCGAATGAGCCGCCGCCGTAGAGCCGTTTGCCCCACGAGTTGCGCCAGTAAAAGTGTTTGCACCAATGTTTCTTCCGCTGTAGTTGATTGACTCGCCATCAATAACTATGGTCCCTGAAGCAGCGAAATAACCAACGTCCACAACAGGTATGGTCGTTACGCTTGCATCAATGCTGCTAGCCAAAGTAGTTGTTGATGTGCCAGCAACAGCACCGCCCCATGTACCCGCACCCCAGCCAGTAAGCACCGTGTAGACGTCATAGCCGGTGTTGATCTGAAAAGCAAACGTTGCCGAGCCGGTTGTGGTCGAAGTATTCGCCGCCTGACTACATATGATGTTGAACTGGTTGGAGTTGATATACGTGACCTGAAACTCTAGGTTGAGCGCCGCAGCTGGAATACCGCCGGGGGAGCCAACAACGCCAGAAATAGTAACGAAGTCACCCGTAACTGCACCGTGATTTGGCACGTTACATGTCACCGTAGAGGAGGATGAAACAAAAGTAAACGCATTAGACGCAACGGTAATAGTCGTGCGCAAAGGTGTCACGTCGTAGAAGTAACCGCCCCTACCGTCTTGGATGTAGTACTTCAAATTGGTACCAACGCCGAGCAGGTTGTTTCCTACAAGACTCGTCCAATTCCACATTGATCTAGCTACCCCCCAATACTCACCCGCTGGAGGTTGCAGCGCGGACTTAGCGCCACCAGTATCAAGAACCCACCCGCCAATTTTTTCGGGGTAACCAGAACGGAAACGAACCTTGTCGCAGTCAAACCAACCCCCCTCGTTTGCTAGGGTTGTACCTTCACGGTTGACACCGGGGCGGAATTGGAGTTTCTGTAAGGGCATGGCGGGATTTTCTCACCAAAAGGCTACGGCATCAAGCCAGCATTGTTAGGGCTTTACTCTCAACATCTGTTGCTCGTGCCAGCCAACCCTTAAGGAATTTCTCTTGCGTAGCGTTCTTCTCAACCAAGCCACGATAAAAACTGACCTTTTGGTTTGTAAAGCCCAGCAGCAGCATACGGGGGTCAGCCTTTGCTACCGCTGCCAAAGTCGCAGGGCCAATAGAGCCGTCATCCTTTGCGCCAACAGTGCGCTGGATAAACTTTGAAGACTGGCCAACACCCGCATTAACCGCAAAGTCAAACGCCGCGTAGTCAAGACCCTTGGGCAGCTCATCGCAGTGCATCTTGTCCCAGTACATCTTTTTGTAAAACGGCTTGACCACGTCAACCGTCAACGCCTTCATCTCACCATCATTAACAGCACGGCCAAGATAAGCAGCCCAAGCAGCTTTAGTAACCCCAAGGTTCGTCTCGCCACCTGCATCATGCGGGTCGTTAACATAGCCACCTTCTGATTGGATGAGTCGGGCAAAAGAGTCGTCAAAGTTAGATTGCATACGGACCTCAGTGTTTGTGGCTTGCGCCGAAATAGTAAGACAACACCATCACCAAAGCGCCGTCAAGCGTGCCCAATACACGGATGATGATCTCGCGCATTTCAGTCGGCACAACATGCGTCAGCAAGTGATATTGAATAAAACCCCATGCCACCACGATTAAAAGAGCAAGAACAGGTGTAACCGATTTGTTTAGGATGGGCGTGTTTTCGCTTGTGGCCATTGTGACTTCTGCTTTGCGTGCTGAGTCACGGTCGGCGGCATCGAGTTTGGCGTATTCCAGCTCTAACTCTTGAAGTTTGGCTGCGGCTGCTGGGTCGCCTGCAATGGCTTTAGCCACTTCCTCCACAGTTTCTCCGACACCAAACTTAGAAGCAAGGGTGCTAAGAAGAGGGCCAGCAGCAGGGCCAAGAGCAACACTTGCGAGAGTGGGCGCAAAACCCTTAAGCAGATTAAATAGATCATTCATCGTCCTTGTCCTTTAAAGTAAAAGTTTTTACCTTACGCTCTTTCTCCTCTAGCCGCACGATCATAGCTTCAGCTTTTCTTAACTGCTTGCTCTGATACACAACTAGAAACGACAGCCCCATCAACCCGAAGATGATAAGCGTAACGATAGCAACCCAGAACCAAAATTCTTTCATAGAGTCAAATACAGTCCAGCCATCTCCAGCAGGGCGATTAACACCACTATTGCGTAGACCAGCTTGGCTTTGAGTATTTCTTTGCGGTGCTCTCGTTGCCATGCGTTATCCCGATCTTTCTTCGCTTTAACTTCGCGGGCAAACTCCTGCTCTTCCAAAATCTGTTCGTACATCCGATTGAACCGAGCGTACAAGTCCTGTAACCCCAAGTGCTCCGGTGTGTACACCATCGCTTCTCTAACCTGTGTGGACATCTGCTTCAGTTGCCACTCAATCTCAATGCGATCAATCGCAGCAGACGCAACATTCTCGGTGGTCGCCGAGTCGGTTATCAATTCCTGACAGTGCATTTGCAAACCTCTTATGGCTTCAAAATACACTTTCATGTTCTCGCAAATTTCATGCACCGCCTGTGCTTGAAACTCTTCGTAAGTCAGCTCTGGTTGGCGCTTTGTTCTCTTTTTGGGTTCTGTCACCACCTTGCCAAGCGGCTCTGGTGTTGATTCTTTATTCTTTTTTGCCCCAGATAACAAACCCTGAAG